ATCGCGGGCGCGGTCAGTTTCGGGGACCGGACGGCGGCGATCTTCCAGGGAGCCTATGATGCGGCGGTGGCAATCTGGGGCAGTCTGCCCGGCGCCATTGGCGACTTCGCCTTCCAAGCCGCGAACGGGCTGATCTCAGGCGTGGAGGCGATGCTGAACGGCGTCGTCACGCGCATCAACAATTTCATCAACGGGCTGAACGCGGCGCTGGACCTGCTGCCGGACTGGGCGGTCGGCGAAGGCGGGGTCCGGATCGGCACACTGGACCCCGTGGAACTGGCGCGGATCGGCAACCCGTTTGAGGGTGCGGCAACTGCTGCTGGCGCTGCAGCCGCCGATGCCTTCTCGGCGGCGTTGTCCCGGACATACCTTGAGCCGCCCGACCTCGGGCTTGGCACGATGGCAGACGACGCGCGTGGCCGGGCTAACGGTTACCGCGAGGCAGCGGGCATGCTGGCCGATGCTGCAGGCCGTCCCCTGGCCAGTTGGCAGGCGCTGCGCGACGCGGTGACCGGCACCGGGACGGATGCCGAAACGGCGTTGGCAGATGCCGCCAGTTCGGCGGATGCCCTGAACACCGAACTGGACGACACCGCAGCTGCTGCTGGAAGTGCGGGCACAGCGGCGCGCGAAGCTGGGGCGGCGGCGGCTGACGGGGCTGATCAGGCTGCGACCGGCTGGGGCGCGGTAGCCGCTGCGCTCTCTGATTACGCCTCCAAGGCGCGTAACGTCGGCGGCGATATCGGCCAGGCGCTGCTCGGGGCATTCACGTCCGCCGAGAACGCGGTGGGCGAGTTCGTCAAGACTGGCAAGCTCGACTTCAGCGACCTTGTCACATCGATGATCGCCGATCTGGCCAAGCTGGCGGCGCGGACCTTCATCCTCGGGCCGATCGCTAACGCGTTGTCAGGCGCGCTTGGCGGTGCGGGCGGGATCTTCGCCAACATCCTGCATGCCGGTGGCATGGTCGGATCACCGGGCCCGGGCCGCATGGTTCCGGCCATGGCTTTTGCGGGTGCCCCGCGCATGCATGCGGGCGGCTGGGCGGGGATCAAGCCCGACGAGGTTCCGGCGATCCTGCAACGCGGCGAGCGTGTGCTTTCCCGCCGCGAGGCCGCTGGATACGGCAAAGGCTCGTCCAGCCTACCCGCCGTCAACGTCACCATCATGGCCCGCGATGCGGAAAGCTTCCGGCAATCCCGGACGCAGGTGGCGGCCGACATTGCCCGTGCCGTGTCGATGGGTCGGAGGGGCATGTGATGGCATTCCATGAAGTCAGGTTCCCCGACAACATCAGCCGCGGGGCACGGGGTGGGCCAGAACGGCGGACCCAGATCGTGGAGTTGGCCTCCGGCGATGAGGAACGCAACGCCAGCTGGGCCAACAGCCGACGCCGCTACGATGTGGCCTACGGCATCCGCCGCGCTGACGATCTGGCAGCAGTTGTCGCCTTCTTTGAAGCCCGCAACGGTCGCCTGCACGGCTTTCGTTACAAGGACTGGGCGGATTACAAATCCTCCCTGCCGTCACAGGCGGTGGCCCCGACCGACCAGCCCATTGGCACCGGCAATGGCGCTGTCATCACCTTCGCCTTGCTGAAGCGCTACACGTCCGGCGCACAAAGCTGGACCCGCGCCATCGCCAAGCCGGCGGGCGGCACTGTCCGCATCGCCCTGAACGGGGTCGAGCAGATGTCGGGCTGGAGCGTCGATACCGCCACCGGCAGCGTCACCTTTACCACCGCCCCTGGCGCGGGCGTCGCGATCACGGCGGGCTTCGAGTTCGACGTCCCCGTTCGTTTCGACACCGACATGCTCGACGTCACCCTCGACCTCGAGCGGCTCGGGTCGATCACATCCATCCCGCTGCTGGAGATCCGGCGATGAATGAAGAAACCGGCTTCATCGCCGCCGCTCTGCGTGATCTTGCAACCTCTACCGCCGTCATCCTGGCGGCCTGGGGCGCGCTTGGCGGGGCCACCAACGCCCTGACCACTCGGATGCGGCTGCGCGATGCCCTGCGCCACATTCTGCTCGGCGGGCTGATCGCGGCCGGGATGGGCAGCCTGTCGATGGCGGTGATCACCGCCTGGCTCGGCCTGCCATCCCAGGCAATCCCGGCCGGGGGTGCGGCGGGCTCGGCCGCCTATCTGGTCGGTGTCTTCGGCCCCGCCTTCATCGAGGTCGTCCTCGCCCGGCTGCGCGGCGGCAAGGGGGGCAGCCCCGATGCATGAACTTCTCCGCCTTGCACGCGCCATTCGCTGCGATGCCGCCGATCCGGCACAGGCCTTCAGCCATCGCCTGCGCATCGGCCTTCTGGTCGCCGCCCTGATCCTGATCCTTTCCTCCATCTTCGGGTGATCCCATGCACATGACCGACCGGGGCCTCTTGGCCCTCGTCCGGCACGAAGGACTCGTGCCCGGACCCTATCTCGATGTCAAAAACGTCTGGACCTTCGGTATAGGCCACACCGCTGCGGCCGGTCCACCCGACCCGTCCCGGATGCCGCGCGGCATGCCGGCTGATCTCGATGCCGGGATCCGCGAGGCATTCCGGCTTTTCCGCAGCGACATCGTGGCCTACGAGGCCGAGGTGCTGCACGCGGTGAATGTCCCGCTGGAACCGCACGAGTTCGATGCGCTGGTCAGCTTCCACTATAACACCGGCGGCATCGCCAAAGCCTCGCTGACCCGCCATCTGAACGCGGGCAACCGTGCCGCCGCCGCACAAGCCGTCATGGGCTGGCTCCGCCCGGCCGCGATCCGCACCCGGCGCGAGGCCGAGCGCGATCTGTTCCGCGATGGCCGCTACCCGACCGGCACCATTCCGGTCTGGGCGGTCGACCGCAACGGGCGGGTGGATTTCTCGCGACCGGTCCGACGGCTGACCGAGGCCGAGGCGCTGGCAATGCTGCGCCCTGCGAGCGTGTCGGTGCCGCCGACCCAACAGTCTGCCGCCCCGTCGTGGTGGCAGCGGCTGATGAAATTCTTCACTGGAAAGGCAACATCATGAACTGGAACCTCGCACGCGGGCTGGTCTATCTGGCCTGTCTTGCTGCCTCTGGGCTGGCCATGGCCGGGCTGGCGGATTTCGATCTGATGACCGGCAGCTTTGATCTGCGCCCCTTCAACCTCTACGCCCTGACCGGCACGGCCGGGGGCGTGATCTCCTCGGCGCTGGCTTCGGTCGCCCTGTGGCGTGACTGGGGGCGGAAGTGAAAGCGCTCCCGCCCGCACTTCAGGCCCATCTCGACGAGGGCACGACCACGCTGGCCTGGTGCTGGCGGATCATGCGGGCCGATGGGGTGACGCTCGGCTTCACCGATCACGACCGAACCCTGACGTTCGATGGCACCGACTTCGAGCCGGAGAGTGGCTTTGCGGCCTCGGAGGTGCGCTCCGGTTCCGACCTTTCCGTCGATGCGCAGGACGCCCAAGGAGTGCTGACCTCAGGCCGGATCACCGAGACTGACATCCTTGACTGTCGCTGGGACAATGCCTCCGTCGAGGTCTGGCGGGTGAACTGGGCCGCGACCTCCCAGCGCCTGCTCATGCGGCGCGGGGCCATCGGCCAGATCCGACGAGGGCGTCTGGCCTTCGTCGCCGAGGTGCGCAGCCTTGCCCACGTCCTTGGGCAAACGGTCGGCCGCACGTTCCAGGCGACATGCGATGCCGCGCTTGGCGATACGCTTTGCGCGGTCAATCTCGAGGCCCCGGCGTTCAAGGGAACCGGCGCGATCATCGACCTGCTGCGCGACCGCGCATTTACCGCCTCGGGGCTTGGCGGTTTCACCTCAGGCTGGTTCACCTTCGGCACCCTCGACTGGACCAGCGGCGCCAATACCGGGCGGCGGGCCGAGGTGTTGTCGCACGACCTCGTCGACGGCGTCGCCGTGCTGACGCTGCTGGAAGCCCCGGTCCGCGCCATCGCCGGGACCGACACATTCTCCATCCGCGCCGGGTGCGACAAGCGCATCACGACGTGTGGCACGAAGTTCGCCAATGTCGCCAATTTCCGGGGCTTCCCCAATATCCCCGGCCAGGATGCGGTCCTGCGCTATGCCACCACGGATGGCGGCCACGAAGGGGCAGTGCTGTGACAGCGGCCGATCCCGACATGGTCATTGCCGCCGCCCGGTCCTGGCTTGGAACGCCCTACCACGATTAGGCCAGCCTGAAAGGCGTCGGCTGTGATTGCCTCGGTCTTGCGCGAGGTGTCTGGCGCGAGGTGGTCGGGCCCGAACCTTTCCCGATCCCGCCTTAGAGGCTGATTCAAAACTCAGCGAGCGTTTTCAGTTCCTTGCAAGATGGCGGGTGACGCGCCGGATGTGGGCGATGAGCACCCAGGCCTCTGCGCTGGCGATGGATTTTTCCCAATCCTTTGACAGGC